TTATTATCTTAAAGATAAACAAGTTGCAGAATTAAGAAAAGATTTAGAATTAAAATATAAAATGCAATACTCAGAAAAGGATTCTTTGTAATGTCTAAGAGATTTACTGACACAACAAAGTGGAAAAGAGTTTGGTTTAGAAAATTAAAACCAGAGCATAAAGTTTTTTGGTTCTATTTATTAGATCAATGTTGCCACGCTGGAATTTGGGAGGTTGATTTTGAACAAGCTGAGTTCTTTTGTGGAAAACTTGTGGAAAGTGAAATTAGAGAAGTTTTTAAAAAACAGATATTAGAATTTGATAATGGTAAAAGGTGGTTTATACAAGACTTTATTGACTTTCAATATGGCGAATTAAATGATAAAGTAAATGCTCATAGATCAGCAATTAATAGATTAAAAAAGTTTAAATTGTATAATATAGATGAACCCTTAATAAAGAGTTCATTAACTCTTGATTCTAGGGTTAAGGACAAAGACAAAGATAAGGATAAGGACAAGGTTAATAATAAAAGGCCTAAAAATTTAAACGAAGTAAAAGCATATTTTAAAGAAAAAGGAATAAACGTAGATGCTGAAAAGTTCTTTGATTATTATGAAAGTCAAGGCTGGAAAAAAGCAAATGGTAGGCCAGTTGTCAATTGGAAAAGATGCATTTCAACTTGGAAAACCGATGAAAAGCCAGAAGAAAAAAAAGTTCAGATTGTTTTAGCTTGTCCAAACCACCCAGAAATTACAAAGAAAACAACCGATAAAAATCTTTTTACATTTTGCCCAAAATGCAGAGAAAGATTGATTGATATTGAAACAATAAAATATAAACAAGTAGTTCAGAGGCCGTATGGATCCGATTAATCCAGAATATTATAAAAACGGCATAGAAACCACAAAGTATATTATTTCACATAATCTTGGATTCTGTGAGGGCAATATCATAAAATATATTACTCGGTATAAATTTAAGAACGGCGTTGAAGATCTTTATAAGGCCAGAAAATATTTACAATTACTAATTAATCAGGAGAAAAAAATAAAAGAGAATTACTATGAAAAATAGAAATTTAAATCACAAAGACGATTGGAAGACCCCAGATGATTTATATATGCAACTAAATGAAGAATTTAATTTTGATTTTGATCCTTGCCCATACATGCACAACGTAGAAAAATGGAATGGTTTAGAAATAAGCTGGGGGCAAAGAAATTTTGTAAACCCACCATATTCAAGAAAATTAAAAGATGCTTTTGTTAAAAAAGCTATTTATGAATCAAAAAAAAATAAATTATGTGTTTTATTAATACCAGTAAGTACAAGTACAATTTTATTTCATGATTTTATTTTACCTAATCAAAAAGAAATAAGATTTATAAGAGGAAGAGTCAAATTTGAAGGATATAATACTAAAAATGAATATGTAAGAAATAAAGTAGGGATGCATGATTCAATGATAATTGTTTTAAAATAAAGGATAAAAACAATGCAAGAAAAAAAATATATTAATGGGATAATTATTAAAGAAAAAGTTTTTGATAACGGTGGATCCATTTTGAAAGTATCTATAAAAACAGATGAGTTTCAAGATCAAGTAAACGCTATTACAGAAAAAGGCTGGGCAAATTTAATAATAGCAAAAAGAAAACAAAAATCAGAAACTGGAATATCTCATTACTGCTATGAAGATGATTTTAAACCAACTCCTCAGAACACCTTTAACAAGCAAACTGAGATTCCAGAAAACGATGATGATCCGTTTTAAGATAATGGCAACGGACTTTTTATCCGTTGGCTTTTAGAGAGTAAAATATATTTTTTATAACATTTTATAACAAAAACGTTAATTTTAAAGTACATAGTGGGGCAACGGATCGTTAGTCCGATGGTTTTTAGAGGAGAGGTTGAAAATTTGAACAATTTTTGAACAAATACTAAAAAATATTTATATTCTTTTTATAATTAAGGATAATCCAATGCCAGAACCAAGCCATGAACCTTGTCCGATGTGTGGAGAATCGGATAAAAAAACAGAAGAGTATTTTATCCAGGAAAAAGCTGAAAGAGCAATCTGGAATCTTAAATTCTTACATTTAGGATTTACGATCTGTAACAATATGACCGAGTTTGAACGCTCGGTTTTTTTTCGTCATCAAATAAGAAAAGAAAGTTTTCAAGAAATATCTCAAGCTATGAATAAGCCAATACATTCAATATATGCTGCTTGGAAACGCTGTAAATCACGATCGGATAAGACTTTAGAGCAATCAATTATTTAAAAAGTTCTAAACTTCCCTATATATAGAGGGGCATTTATGCCTTACTCGTGATTCAATAATATGAAAAAGCACGAAAAAAGAAAAAATAATGCCTTTGCATGATGTAAAATGCCTCAGATGTGGCCACATCCAAGAGGTTTTTTATTTACCAAATGAAAAACCAAATGAACAAAAATGCAATGCTTGTGGAAGTCATCAAACCAGATATTTAATAGGCCGATCAAATGTTAAGTTTGGTGGGGATATTTGGGAAAAGCAAATCGAACAAGAAGCAGCTGACAATAACTGGTAATGTCTTTTAGGCCCCCACAATCTGTTAGAGATGCAGCAAAAAGATCCCTTGAGATGAGAAGATCGGTTGCACCAAGTAGGAGAGGAGGAACGGCAGTTGGAGTTGCAAGAGCTGGTCAACTTGCATCTGGCAGAGCTGTATCTTTAGATACGATCAAAAGAATGGTTTCTTTTTTTGCTAGGCATGAAGTAGATAAAAAAGCTGAAGGATTTCGGAGAGGAGAAAAAGGCTATCCATCAAAAGGTAAAATTGCTTGGGAACTATGGGGAGGGGATCCTGGCAGAAGATGGGCTAAAAGTATTTTAAGAAGAGAGGAAAGAAAACAAAAATGATATACTTAAAAAGAAAAGACGGATCTGTTATCGGTAAAATTAACCCATCAAAAGAGCAAATCGCTGCTTATAAAAAAGATGGTTGCGTTTTATGTGATGAGAATGGAAAAGAAATAAAAGAGAAAAAGAGTGCAAAGAAGAGTAATAAAAGATAAAAAAACTGGTGTTGCAAAAAAATATCTCTCTGGGGTAAAAGGCTCAAAACGCTCACAATTAGCAGATGTTATAAAAGAGATGGACAAACTTTATAGATCTGGGAAAAAAATACCAAAATCATTAATAGAAAAAAGGTTAAAACTTGGCCGTAAAAAGAAAACCACTAAACGCAGCTACCATTAAAAATTTAAGAGCGAAAGCGAAAAAATCTAAAGTTTTTAATTATTCAGATCTTGTTGCCATATACAGAAGAGGCCAAGCAGCGTGGACTTCTGGATCAAGGCCAGGAATCGGAATGGCTCAATGGGCAATGGCCAGAGTAAACTCAGCACTAAAGGGATCAAGGAAACATGATACCGATATTAGAAGAAAAGCTATAAAAAGGAAAAGATAATGGAAACAGTTAATGGAGTTGATATATCTGAATTAAAAGAAGAGGACAAAGCGAATATGAGAATTCATGCTCCACATCATAGCAAAAAACACCTGAAGGAGATGGTTAAAGATTTAAAAAGTGGTAAAAGTTTTTCAGAATCACATCAAATAGCTCAAAGAAAGGTTGGTAAATAATGCCTTATCATTATGGAAACAAGAAAAAGAAAAAAGCTAAAAAGAAAATTAAAAGCAAAAAAATGGGCAAAAAGAGAAAGTAATTGTTTGAGAAATGTCCATTAAAGCAATTCAAAATGTGTGGTTTCGCTGGATACGATAAGGATCAAGTCCTAAGATGTGGAATAGCAACACCGTTAAACAAAGTTATACAATTAACTAAATGCCCCCTTTATGAAAAACGCAAATCTAAATATCGTAGATTATAAAATATTCGATTTGATATTTGCTGAATATAACCCCAGGGAATTAACAGAGGATCAGCATCAAGATTTAAAAGATTCAATATCTCGATTTGGTTTTGTTGATCCTTTAATAGTAAATATTAATAAAGAAAGAAAGAATATATTAGTTGGAGGGCATCAAAGATTAAAGATTGCCAAAGAGCTTGGATATAAAAAGGTGCCTTGCGTTGAGGTAGATCTTACACCAGAAAAAGAAAAAGAATTAAATGTTAGATTAAATAAAAATACTGGTCAATGGGACTGGGATTCACTAAGCAGTTTTTTTGATAATGAAGAATTATTACAATGGGGTTTTAACGAAAAAGAATTATCATTAAATATAGAACCAGATTTTAATGAAATAGTTGCAGATGATAAAGATAAAAAACCATCAATTAAAATTACTTTTAAAGATATTGAAGAGTTTGAGGAGAATGAAAAACAAATTATTTTATTTTTAAATAAAAATTTTCCTTTTTTAAAATACTCAGTTAGTGCAGGTGAAATATAAAACTTTATAGAGCTACACCGAAGGCAGTAAAATATTCATGTCTTAACTATCATTATTCAAAAAAAACACCTGCAAATAATGGATTACCTTTTGCAGTTTTTAATAAAAAAAATAAATTTTGTGGATGTATAATTTACAGCTATGGTGCAAATCCTAGAATTGCAAGACCTTATAAATTAATGCAAGGGCAAGTAATTGAATTAGCAAGAATGGCATTAAATGGAAAGCAAGAATCAACCTCAAAAGCTTTGTCTTTAAGTTTAAAATTATTAAAGAAAAAAGCACCTTTAGTTAAATTAGTTGTAAGCTATGCCGATAAAGGTCAAAAGCATTTAGGGACAATATATCAAGCAACTAACTGGGTATATGAAAATCAAAGTGAAAGCTCTACAACAGAATATTTTATAAGAAATAAATGGATGCATTCAAGATCAGCAAATCAAATAATTAGAAATTATAATTTAGATAGATCAAAAATAAAAAAAAGAAAAGCATCGGGTAAGATAAAATATTTATATCCATTAGACAAAAATACAAGAAAAAATATTTCAAAACTTTCAAAACCTTATTTGAAAGACATAAGCGATTCTAGTGTAAGTGGAAGCACATTATCTTTCCAAGATAAAAGTGGAGGTTCGATTCCTACCGAATCGCTCAAAAATTATGGATAAACCGATTCAAAACGGAAAAAATCGGGATAATAAAGGGCAGTTTGTAGTAGGAAATACTGCCTCAGTTGGAAAAGGTAGGCCAAAAGGATCTCAATCTATTCCAGATTTATTAAGAAAGATTGGAGAAGAAGAAGTTCCAACTGAATTAAGCGATAAGGTGAAAGAATTATTCGGCAAGGCTAACATTCAAGAGATTTCAATGATTGAGGCTATAATGAGAACAACAATGATGTATGCAATTCAAGGAAAATCCTGGGCAGTTCAATTCATTGCTGAAAGATTAGAAGGAAAAGCAAAAGAACATATCATAACTGAAGAGTTTAAACCGATAAGAGTTTTAGAATTTGGAGATGATCTGATTGATGAAAGATAATGCAATTAATTCTAACAGAAGAGCGAAAAGAAATACTTCAAGACAAAACCAGAAACCAAGTGATAGTGGCTGGGAGAAGATTTGGAAAATCAATTCTGGGACTAATGTTCCTGTTAAAAGGGCAAATGTTGCAGGGGGAAAATCGCTGGTATATCTCACCGACTTATCGTCAAGGCAAACTAACAGTATGGCCTTTACTCAAATCAATTATGAGGAATCAGGGAGATTGGAAAATAAACGAAACAGAGCTGAGTTGTACACGATACGGTGCTACTATAGCAATAAAGGGCTCAGATGCAGCAGATAATCTTAGAGGAGCAGAAATCAGCAGAGTTTGTCTTGATGAATTTGCATACCAAAAACAAGGAGTCTTTGAAGAGGTGATTTATCCAATGCTTACAACTACCCAGGGAAGATCCATGCTTATTGGAACACCAGATGGATTCAGTTCTAATAATTTTTATGATTACTTTATAAAAGGCCAGAGTGAGGATCCTAATTGGAAATCCTGGCAATACAAAACAATTGATGGTGGTTTTGTAAAAGAAGAAGAGCTTGAACTTGCAAAACATAATCTGGATGAAAAGGCATATAATGCAGAGTTCTTAGCAAGTTTTGAAACAGCAGCAAACAGAGCAGCATGGGCATTTGATAGATCTGAGCATTTAAAAACAACCGATGAGTTCAGTTCTTATTGGGCCATTGGAATTGATTTTAATGTTGATTTTATGAGTGCTGTTCTGGCAAACATATATGGAGATGGAACGGTTCATTACGTAGATGAAATAAGGCAGCAAAATAGTTCAACCATGTTGTTATGCGAAGAGATGAAAAAAAGATGGCCCCAGGCAAAAGAAGTATATCCAGATCCAGCTGGAACAGCAAGATCAACAACAAGCCATCGTTCAGACCATCAAATACTTTACGAAAATGGTTATCAAGTATATTCCAGGAAATCACATCCAAGCCACAGAGATAGATTAAATGCATTGAATAGAAAATTAAAAGATGCAAAAGGCAGAATTAAGATGACGATAGATCCAAAATGTAAATACTTGATAAAAGATTTAGAGCAAGTACAGAGAGATAGAAAAGGTGGAATCGATAAAAGCAACATTGAGCTAACTCATGCTCTTGATGCTTGTAGCTACCTCATTGAATACAAATGGCCCATAGTTCAACGAATAGCAACTTCAATAAAATGGTAAATAATTATGATCGTTGAAAATAAAAATCTAATCAGAAGCTCACTCAAAAATTATTTGAATGATGTATTAAAAGATAATGTTGAGGAGCGTTATAGATTTCTAAGTTATTATGAGGGGATGCAAGGACAAATGGAGGGAGATCTTCAGAAATACTTTCCAATAAGTTCAATTGAGATTCCTTTTGTATGTCAATCAATAACATCAAAACTAATCAATGCCAGGGCAATCGCTTATAAAGAGACACCCCAAAGGACTAATTCTGATTATTTAGAATTATTAAACGACCTTGATCAAGCAATGCTAACGGCTGAAAGATTAACTTATCTGCTTGGATCTCATCTAATTAGATCAAGATATAATGAACAAGCTGAGAAGATAGAATATGATCAGATCATTGAGTTCGAGCCGATGTTTGAACCCAGGAGCCGAGAGCCATTTGGTTATATCTATCCAATATATAATCATGGCCAGGCAAAAGATGATAAGGTTGTCTATGCTTATTGGAGTAACGAAGAACATTTTTTAATTGATCAGAATGGAAACATTGAATCTGTAAATGATGGGAACGTCAATCCTTATGGAATATTACCATTTACGATCTGCCATCGCCATCCATACACAACAGATTACATGAGAAATGGTGCAAGTGATATTGTTAACGCCAATCTGATGATTAACGTATTGATGACAGAGCTTGGTTTAGCAATGCGACTCCAGGCACTTGGGCAGCCAGTAATAACTGGTATTGATAATGCTAATAAAGTGAGCCTGGGAGTGGACAAGCCGCTCGTATTACCAGAGGGCAGCTCTTTTAATTTTGTTTCTCCTGGTGGAAACTTATCCCAATATATCGATTCAATAAGGTTTTATGTTGATTCAGTTGCTTACAACAATAATTTAAAAGTCAAATGGAGCGTGGGAAGAGAATCATTCGTAAGTGGGGAGGCTCTTAAAATGGCTGAGATTGATTTAACTGAGGCCGTCATGGGGGATTATCAAATGATCTGGCGAGGCGTAGAAAGAAGAAGATTTCAAACAGATCGAAGAATATTAGAAGTTCATAATAAAAGAGTTCCAGAAGAATATTCAGTTGATTTTAGTGAGCCACGATTCCCATTAACAGCAGATGAAGAGCGTAAGCAATGGGATTGGGAGTGGGCCAATGGATTGAGTTCGCCAAAAGATTGGATGAGAAAATACAATCCAGATCTTACCGATGAAGAGATTGATGAGATGATGCAAGAGATGCAGCCAGAACAAGCACAACCAGCAACAACAGCTGGGGATCTATTAGCAGAGGCGTTGGGTAGTTAATGTCATTAGTTGATTCATTCCAAAGAAACTATCAGCTGTTAATATCTAAAGTAACATCCAGGGTTTACGATCTGATCCAAGCTGGGCAAACTAAAGAGCAGATTATATCTGTAATTAGTACCGATCAATTTAGAAACGCAATCCTTAATGATTCAAAGTTCAAGGCATCAACAAATACTTTGAACGCTCTTTATTTAAGGGCCTTGAATGACATTGATCAGTTTGCTGATATTAACCCTCAAGCATTACAAGCATTGGCAAAAGTTAACCAAACAACATTTATAACAAAATTGGCAAATGATGTGGCTGATAACGTTCAATCAAATTTGACAACTGGAATTTTAGGTGGTTTGAGTAAAGAAGAAGTGATTGAGGCAATGAACGTAAATCTTAGGCCAGATCAAATTGAAACATTGGTAACGACTGCAATCAACACTTATTCAGCATCTGTTGTATCATTAATGGCTGATAAGCTCCCAGATAATACAGCGTATGTTTATCGAGGACCAATAGATGAAAAAACCAGGCCAATCTGTTTAGATCTTATGTCCAGAGGAGAAATGACAAGAGCTGAAATAAATAGACTTTACCCAGGAAAATTTATTGACCGAGGTGGTTTTAATTGTAGGCATCAATGGGCAATAAGCACAGCCAGGAATCCAATGCACTCGCCAAAAGCAGCAAGAGCAGAGGCAAAAGATAGAGGGGTTCCAGTTGGCTAAAAAGTTATCAGATATATTTAACAATTTAACTGAAAAGCAGATGCTGATTGCCTTTGGATCCGAGATGGCTGATAGGATTATTGAGAGGACTCAAAATGGAAAAGATGTGAGAGGGAGAAAATTTAAAGCATATTCAAAAAAATACTTTGAAGCAAAAAGAAATGGGGAGTTTGTTAGACAAGCAAGTCAATTCAGACCATCATCCAGGAAAGATGTGAATCTTACTTTAACAACTGATATGTTAAACTCATTAAAAGTTAAAAGAGTAAGCAAAAAGAAAGTAACAATTGGTATGCCCCCACAAGAGGCAGTTAAAGCAAATTCAAATGAGAGGCTTGGGAGAGCAATATCAACAACAAAAAGACCAATCTCAAAAGATGATGAGAAGTTTGTTGCTAAGTTTTTTGATAAAAGAATTGTTTCTGCTATGAATGAAAATAGTGGAACAGTATCAATAACAATAGGATAACTCACAAAAGAGGATACAAATGTCAGAAGTAGAAGTCAAAACTCAAGACGTTAAACAAGAGGAAGTCGTAAATCAAGACGTTAAAAATGATTCCGTAAGCAGCAACGACAATGCTGAAGATTATAGCGTTCCAGGAAAGCGTTTCAGAGAACTAAATGAAACCAAAAAAAACCTGGAATCTGAGCTGATGCAATTAAAATCAAAGATAAAGGAAAGAGAAGTTCAAGAAGCTGAAGAAAAAGAAGATTGGAGAAATCTCTATGAAGATACAAAAGCTGAGAGAGATCAATTCAAAGTTCAAGCAGAAAAGTTTCAACAGATTGAATCTGCAAGAAAAGATAGAATCCTTGAATCATTTCCAGAAAATCTAAGAGAAAAAATGTCAGCTTTAGATTCTGATACCCTGGAACAAATGAAAACAGAATTAAATAACAAAGTACCTCAAGTTGATAATAGTGGAGGTGGCGTATCTGGTGGCAAAACATTATCTTGGAAAGATATGAATCCAAAAGATCGCAGAAAAAACTTCGCTGATATAATGAGGTTTAAAAAGTAAAGGATAAAAAATGGCTGAAGTTACAACGACCACAAGTGCCGTTTTTCTGCCAGAAGTCTGGCAAGAGGCCATCTTAGATTATGCTGAGAGGCAATTCAGATTAAGAAATCAAGTTACTGAAGTTTCAGATGTTGGCTCTGGAGATGTTCTACATATTCCAAGAGTAACTGAAGAAACTGCTGCAACTTTAAGTTCTGGATCTGCTGTTTCTTTTGGTGCAAATACAGATGGCGAAATACAACTATCAATGGACAAGCATATTGTTGAAGGAAAAAGAATCGGTGATCTCGTAAGGGTTCAAAGTTCTTACGATCTTTTCAATCTATACTCAAGATCTATGGGTTATGCCGTAGCGAAAAAGATTGAATCAGAGATTGCAACATTAATGCAAACAGCATCTGGTAATGACGTTAGTCTTTCAACTGACAACACTTTCACAACTGCATTAGTCAGAAGTGGATTGCAGAAGTTGCTTGATCTAAATGTTGACTACACAATGGGAGATACTTTCTTCTATACTTCTCCAGCTGGATTCATGAGCTTGGCATCATTAGGCGAATTTTCTGATTATGAAAAGCGTGGGCCAGAAGCTGGTGGCGAAGGGCCAAATATTACTGGGATGATTAAAAAAATATATGGCATGGAAGTATATGCATCTACCGATTGGGACGATGACGGTGGAAGTGGAGATGAGACTGCAACAATCTTCACAAGGGATTCAATTCTTTATGCAGAGCAGTTCCCATTAAGAGTGCAGCAAAGTTACAACCTTGAATATTTAGCTACTGAGTTGGTTGTTGATCAACTCGTTGGAGTTGCTTTACATCAAGCAGCAAACGCAGCTGATTGTCAAATTGTAAACTTTAACAATCCGTAAAGATGAGTAATGTGGGGGGCCGCTTTATGGCCCCCCTTTTATAAGAGGAAAAAAAATGGCAACAGATTTAACAAACGTAGCAGTATCAACTGGATATACGCAATTATTACACATTGATGGGGGAGTTGGAGGATCGGTTAACAGAGTATATGATGGAGATGGCTCTGGAACACCATTAGAAATTTCATCAACAACGGTTCAGATCAAAGATGGGAGTTTTGATTTTGATGTTGCCTCGCATGATGGTACAAATGGATTAAAACTTGGAGGAACATTAGTAACTGCAACGGCAGCAGAAATTAATTATTTAGATATTTCGAGCATCGGTAGTGCCGAAGCCTCAAAGGCGTTGGTGCTTGACGGCAGCAAAGATATAAGTGGAATCAGAAACCTAACAGCAACTGGCCAAATAAGTGCAGCTGATTTTGTAACTACTGGAAACACAACCATAGGAAATGCAGCAGCAGATACAGTTGCTTTTAATGCAACCATTACAACAGATTTAATTTTTGAAGGCTCATCTGCTGATGATAATGAGCTTACATTAACTCCAGGAAATCCAGGATCAGATATAACAATCACATTACCAGGAGCAACAACCACTTTAATCGGAACAAATACATCCGACACAATAACAAATAAATCCATAGATGCCGATAATAATACTTTGTCAAACATTGAAGTAGATAACTTAAAAAGTGGAGTTCTTGATACCGATATAAGCTCTGTAAGTGGATCTGATGATACTTTGGCAAGTGCAAAAGCAATCAAAACTTATATCGATGCACAAGTTACGGCCCAGGATTTAGATGCAACAACAGATTCTGGAACTATTGCGATTGATTTAGATTCTGAAACTTTAACTATTGCTGGAGGGGAGGGAATAGATACAAGTGCAACCTCCAACACAATAACAATCGCTGGAGAGGATGCATCAACTTCAAACAAAGGAGTTGCATCATTTAGCTCAGATAATTTTGATGTTTCTTCTGGGGTTGTAACTATTAAAAACGATGGTGTAATCCTTGCAACTGAAACAACTGGAGATTATGTCAATTCTATAACTGGAGGAACTGGAATTGATTCAACTGGTGCAACATCTGGAGAAAATATATCACATACTTTATCATTAGATTTAAATGAATTGCCAACAGAAACAACCATCGCTGATACTGATTTTATCGCAATGGTTGATGCAACAGATTCTGGATCTGCAAAAATTACTTTTGAAGATTTAGAGGATGCAGTTTTCTCATCTATTTCTGGAGATATTGCAATTACTGAGGCTGGAGTTGCTACGATCCAAGCCAACAGCGTTGCCCTCGCAACTGATACAACTGGGGATTTTGTTAATTCAATAACAGCTGGAACTGGTTTAACATCAACAGGGGCCACGAGTGGGGAAAATATTTCTCATTCGTTGAGCGTTGATGCAAGTCAAACTCAAATAACTTCGGTTGGAACCTTGAACGCTGGTGCAATCAGTTCTGGGTTTGGTGCAATAGATATAGGATCCAGTAATTTTACAACAACTGGCACGATTGATATTTCTGGGGGAACATTAACCCTGGCCGATAATCAAATCTCTGGAGATAAAGTAGAGGGAGGAACAATCAATGCGATTACAATATCAACCCTCACAACAGCAGCAATAAACGCATCAACTGATTTAGATATTGGCTCACATGGATTCAGAGCATCAACCTTAACTGCTGATTCTCAAACTGCTGGAAGAGTTGCTATATATGGAACCAACGGTTTATTAAGTGAAGATTCCGATTTAACTTTTTCTGGATCAACCCTATCAGTTACAGATTTGGCCGTATCTGGTACATTGACAACAACTGGCAGCGTTCAAGAAGTATCAACGACCAACTTAAATGTTCAAGATCCATTAATTTTATTGAACAAATATGATTCACAACCTACCAACAATCTTTTTGATGCTGGTTTTATAATCAAAAGAGGCTCTGGAGATTCTGGACCAGCTAATGTTGGTTTTATATTTGATGAATCAGCTGATCAGTTTGCTTTGATAGATACTACAGAGGATGGAACAACGGCTGGAAATGTTTCTATAACTGATTATGAAAATCTAAGAATTGGAGCGTTAACTGCTGATGATGCCAGTACATTTACCAGCACAATATCAGCTGCAACTGGATCAACAATTGGAAACCTCACTTTGGCAAACGGTTCAATTACTGACTCAAGTGGATCTATTTCATTTGGTAATGAAAACCTCTCAACTTCTGGAACCTTATCTGCTGGTGCTATAACTGGAACCAGTTTCATTATTGGCAGTGCTGATATAAATGAAACAGAGCTTGAGATAATAGATGGTGGAACAATAACAACAGCTGAATTAAATATCCTGGATGGAGATACTTCTGCAACATCAACAACAGTTGCTGATGCGGACCGAGTTGTTATGAATGACAGTGGAACAATGGTCCAGGTGGCCGTTACAGATTTGGCAGCATATTTTGATGACGAAATAACAGCCATGCCAAACTTGACATCTGTTGGAACCTTAACAGCATTGCAAGTTGATAACATCAATATAAATGGCAATACAATAATTTCATCTGATACTAATGGCGACATAAATCTAACACCAAATGGATCTGGCAATGTCGTTATAAGCTCAGTAGACATCAATGGAGGAGCGATAGATGCAACCAACATAACAGTTGGCTCTGGTAAAACATTGGATGTATCTGGTGGAACTCTAACACTTGCAAATGACCAAATATCTGGAAACGCAATCAATGGTGGTACAATAGGCTCAACAACAATTAGTGCGTTGGCTGGTGCATTGAGTATGGGTGGTAATAATATTACAGCAGTTGGCTCAGTAGCATTAGATAGCATAGAATCTGCATCTACTGGCAATGGTTTTGACCTTACTTTATTAAATAATAAAGCAGATGCTTTAGAAATAAAAGAAGGCTCAAATGCCTACATGACTTTTATAACTACAACTGGTTCTGAAGAAATACAGATTGATAAAGCATTGGATATTAATGCATCAGTTGATATGGCATCAACGCTGACCGTTGCTGGCGATGTTAACTTTGATTCTAATACTTTATTTGTAGATGCATCTGAAAATAGTGTGGGTATAGGAACCAACTCGCCAGTAAATGAATCAAGTGGCAGTTTATTACATATTGCTGACACTGGTGGCTCAAATGCAGCTCATATAAATTTAAGTGGTGGCGATGGTGCTGATGGTAGTCAGACTGGTAAAATAAGTTTTTCAGACCCAGGTGACCCAGACGATGCAGTAGCTTTTATTTCTTCAAATATATCTGGCTCAAATGCAAATCCTGGTGGGGCTTTACTATTTTTTACTGCTGCTGATGGTGGCTCTATGGCTGAAGCCATGAGAATAGACAGCTCTGGAAATGTTGGTATTGGTAGCTCAAGTCCAGATGAAGAACTTGAAGTTTTTGGTGCAAGTGATGTAGGTATAAAATTAAGAGCAACAGGAACATCATCTACTGCTGAAAGCCATGTTCCAGCTATTAGTTTTCAAAGTGACCAAGGCGATGGGGTAACTGCAAGAGCAAGTATTTCTGCTGATAGGGATGGTGGTGCAACTAAAGGTGCTTTAATATTCAAAACAAGAATTAGCGATAATATTACAGAAGCCATGAGAATAGACAGCTCTGGGGATGTAACAGTTGGTGCAAGTAATGGCTCTAATGAAATAAAGGTTAATAGAGCAAGAATGAGACATATAGATGGACTTGCAGATGCGTCTGATTATTCACATGGAGATTTATTTATTAATCATATTAGCTCTGGCAATATTATTTGCTCATCAAATGTGGGTATTGGAACCACCTCACCAGGTGCACATCTTGATGTTGCTGGAGGACAATTTCATTTAGGAACCAATGGGGCATCAGATATTTACATGAGTCCAGATGATACTAATGAAGTAATAAGATTCTCAAAAAGTGCTGGTGGGAATCTTGATATTCTTTCAAATGGTGGCGTTATACATTTAAATGTTAATGGAAATGTTGGTATCAATGATGCCTCTCCATCATTAAAGTTATCTGTAGATGGTGGTAGTTCTGCTGATATAGCAAGGTTTCACAACGATGTAAATAGCACAGGACTTGTTATTGGATATACAACTTCAACCCTTGCATCAATTGATTTAGCATCAAGTAATGCATTAAGAATAAGGCAAGGTTCCTCAGTTCCACTTCTTATAAATACTAACGGTGTGATTGATGGCAATTTTAATCACACATCTGATAGAGCATTAAAAAAAGATATTAAAGATTTAGAAAAAACACTTGAAGGTGTTAACAAAATAAAACCTTCAACTTTTAAATGGAAAGAAGAAACAAAGAGCGATAAGAAACAAATAGGTTTTATTGCTCAAGATGTTGAAAAATATTTTCCAGAGTTAGTTCATGGAGAAGAGGGTACAAAGTCAATTAATACTTTAGGTGTTGTTTCTGTATTAATGAAAGCAGTTCAAGAGCTATCACAAAAGGTAGAACAACTTGAAAAAAGTTGCAAAGATTGTTGTTAAGATGAATGATAATTTTAAAAAATATATCACTATCATTTATACTGCTATTATTACTTTGCTTATTATGTGTGTATTCGTTTGGGCTTGTGATGATTTTTATTTTGGAAAGTCTCAAGAAGATATTGAAAAAGAGATATATGAAAGCATGTTTGAAATAGATACTACGATTGGAAGAATTAAAATAATGTTGGGCGATAGTAGCTCAGTTAATAAGTAAAAAAAGGAGTCAATAATGGCAAAAAAAGAAAAAGAACAAAAGCCAGTTTTGAATCTTGATGGCGAAGAGCATGAAATAGATTCAATGAACGATGAACAGAAAGTTATGATCAATCACATTGCTGATTTAGATCGTAAAATAAATACAACTCAATTCAATCTTCAGCAATTGCAGTTTGGAAAATCTGCTTTTGTTAATGCTCTCAAGGAATCTTTAACAGAGGAAGAAGAGAAGTAAATTGGGAATTGAGAACTTTACCGAGATTGGTTTTGCTGGTTTAGCAGCTGGAATTTTGTGGATGACTTTTCGTTGGATGACGATGGAATTAAATAAAAAGATTGATGATCTGCAAAACATTATAATAAAATTAATCGATGCTAAAAATGTGATGGTTGAAAAGTTTCAAGAGCTGAACGATGAGGTAACTGATCAACTTAATTATATCGAAGCCAAACTCGGTAATGGTCGAGGATCAAAACAAAGACGTAGGTCTGGAAAGTAATAAAGGAGTTATTATGGGAAAAGAAATAGCAGCTTGGATGGCAATAGAAGAAAACAGAAAAATGCTAAGAGATGCATTAAATAGAGAAGTGAATATTCCAATCATTGATGAAAACCTTGAAGAAAAGGTTTTTGGAACAATGTTAGATGTTATAGCAAAGGTAATGGAAGCAGCTTTTAAAAGTGATTAATCAAACTCAGATAAAAGAAATCATCAAGGAAACCCTTTATTTGATGAAGGGCAAGTATCTAAGTCAAGATGCTGTTGATTTTGTATATGAGATCGGCCTGGTTGAATCCAGGTATGAATATTTAAAGCAGATTGGAGATGGCCCAGCAAAAAGTTTCTGGCAAGTAGAAGTTTCGAGTTGCTTAGATAATATTCAAAATTATATAGCATATCGAAAGCACCTTGTTGAAAGATTTTCTTTTGCATCTAATCTTGATGAATCTTATTGGTTTAATACCGATCCAGATACCTGGGAATGGATTCTAACAACTAACATAGCAGCAGCAATAATTCATTGCCGTTTAAAGCTCTGGAGGATTCCATTGCCCTTGCCAAAAACACTTGAAGAGAGAGCTGCATTTTGGAAAAAACATTATAACACTGAAATGGGAAAAGGAACAGAGGCACATTATATTGAATTAGTCGAAAAATATGATAAGTAAAACTGCAATCGTTATCCCAGATCAGCATTTTCCAATACATGATCAACAAGCTGTGAATTGTGCATTAAAGATCTTAGAAGTTGCAAAACCAGATATTTTTATTAATCTGGGAGATGTGGGGGAGTGGGAATCTGTTTCATCCTGGAAAGGCAAAACAAAACAACCCCCTCTGGAATATCAGTTACCATATATTTGCAAAGAAATAGAAGATGTGAATAAAGGAATCGATCAGTTTGATAAAGTTTTAGATAAGATAAAATGTAAAGAAAGGTATATTTGCGAGGGAAATCATGATTTTTGGTTGAACAATTTTGTTGAAAAGTATCCATATATGGAAGATTTTACTTTTAGAAAAGCGTGTAAATGGGATGAGAGAGGTTACAAGTTTTATCCAATGAATAAACCATTAAGAATTGGAAAGTTATCTTTTATTCATGGAGCTTATGTTAACATTAGCCACGCAAAAAAACACGCAGAGGTTTATGGAAATTTGGTTTATGGTCATACTCACGATGTTACTTCTTCAGCAATCGGAAGATTAGACGGAACGGTTAAGGCTTGGAGCATGGGTAACTTGAAAGATATGTCCAGCGAAAAAAACGAATGGTTAAAAGGTAGGATGCACAATTGGCAACACGCTGTTGGTCATATTACCTGGTTCAATGATGGGAACTTCAGAGTTGAAGTGATTGATATTGTAAAAGGAAAAACAACATTCAGAGGAAAGTTTATCGATGGAAGATAATTACATAGATAATTTGAACACGCTGAGAGAGTTGGCCAGTTCAATAAAGGCCCTTGATCTTCTGGATCCATCAACCAGAACGGTAACTATTTTAACAGAAATAATTGAACGATGTAAATATATTCCAGAGCTGGAGATGATACATCATAACCCATTTATGAATATAGAGGAAGCAGAGGCATGACAACATTTTTAGAGGCATTTTGCACCCATGAGGATATGCAATCAATTTTACCATCATTGGGAGAATATAACAGAAACACAGTCTTAACAACTTGGGCAATCCACTCTGGGAGCGTTTATAAATCAGCAAGTTCTGGGAGAGTTGATGTTTTATATAGAGATGGCAATGAGCTAACAAGCGTAACAGATCTCGCATCTGTTGATTCAGATGGGGAGTATTTTTACGATAGCTCTGCCGATGTTGTTTTTTTATTCTCAAATGCAAATCCTCAAACTAATCATACGATTGAGGCTGGAAAAGATTTCTCGGACACAGTAAATGAAGCAAAAAACAGAGCATCTGAGATTTGCAGATCAATTGTTTCAAAACCCATTTACAAAAAAATTGGTGTAGGCTATCAAGGAGAATCAACACGCAATTACGATGAGGTTATTATTCTCAGCACAGCAGCGATAGCAGTTGCATTGATGGTAAGACCTTTTGATATGGAACTCGCTGACGATATTGAGGAGCGTTATAATAGCGAGGAAGATCCAAGAGGAATGTTGCAACTCGTAAGAGATGGATTTATTAAGCTGCACCACGAATTTTCAGCAGATAGATCCCAGGGATTAATAACTCCAGTCAACATAAATGGAAGTTCAACTGGCAGCATTGTTGACATCCAGGGAGATCCAAGCAAAACAGATATTCTGCGAATAGAAATTACAACTGGAGGAACGCTATCTTATGGAACAGCATCATCGATAGTTTATAAAGTTTTAGCTGGGAATAATGATGGTTTGCAAACTCAAGAAATTGTAACTGGAGAAACTTTAACTGGTGGTTATGATACTTTGGGATTTGGAACAAAGTTTAAAGGATCTCAAGGCGTTTATACAGCTGGAGATTATTGGTTTGTTGATATGGTTGCTGGAATACCAGAAACTCAAAATCCAATTAGAACAACAAAAGCGATGAGATATTAATGGCAATCGTTTTCAAGCCGAATCACAGAAGAGTAATTGATGCTCTTACAGATATTATACAAACTGAGTATGCTGGAACTCCGATATTATTTGAAGAGCCAGAAAGATTTCGAAATAGATCCCCACAATTTTTTAGTATCATTCCAGGCAATGCAACACTCTTGCAAAATTATGCTGGGGGATCACTTAGAGAATACCAAGTTTTAATTAGATACTATTTGAGAAAACCAAGACTGAGAAACTATCGAACAAATATTTTTGATTATATGAGTGATAGAGGAGAGCGATTAACCAGGCTGATAAATAATAATACAAAATATGAAGATGAGAATAATACATTTTCAGAGCTTGATTTGAGCTTTGGAACCCTGGCAGATGTTTTCAGCAGCATTGTTACCTACAGATGGCATAATGGCAGAGTTGAAAGTATTGATTATGATCCAGTAAGAACAGATGCAGAAGACAAAAGAGATCTCCAAATATTTGAAGCAAATTTTATATGTAATGTAATGGAGTTAACATGATAAAAGTAAAAGGTGGCCCACTTTTCAAAAGAATTAGTAAGGCGATGAATTATTATCGACTTGGTAAAGAAAAATGGGAAAAATTAAAAAAAGGCGAATCAGTAGAGCTTGAACCATTGAAAGAATTGGTGGAAAAAGGCTACTTGATTGAAGAAAAAAAACAAAAGAAGGGAGATAAATAATGGCTATATCTGGTCAAGTTTATTCTGGAAAAAAATACTCTCTGTTCTTAGGCCGTCAATCAAACGCATCAACCCCAGTTGCTATGGGAACTGCACAAACTGCAAATGGAGAATTTGTAGAACTGGATGTAGTAAACGTAACTGATATTGATTTCGCTGGTGGATTGGTCAATGATAGAACTTTGAGAACTGGGCAGCAAGTTAAAAAGCTAACTGATCATTATGTATCAGAGAAAGGATCAACTAAATCATTCAACTTTGAATGGGTATGCTCACACAAACAAGGAATCCAAATATTATTAGAATTAATTTCTGAGGATGTTGTATCCCCTTATGGGATAAAAGGTGGATTTGAACCTCAAGTTTATTCACATGGTAGGGATAATTCAAGCGATTCTACTAAACCACAATTTGCAACTATAATTTTAAAAAACTTAGATTCAAATAAAGCAGCTGGTCAAGATAGAACAATGCACTCTGCTTGTTTGACAAATCTCAGCTTTTCTATGGATGCAACTGCTAATGGTGGCAGACTTGTTGCAACTGGTACTTTTGTTTCTGGTTATTTAGTTAGTACAGCATCAACTTCAGTTGTTCCAAGTGGTCAAGAGACAACATTTGTAAAAACAATATATGATTGCACGACTAAAACAATTAATGGTGCTGATGTTGTTGTTAGATCATTTAACATGGATATTGCTTACCCAATGCAAAGAGTTGGGTATCAAGGTTCAAATGGTGAACCAGAGGTTTATTCAAGAGCTGGAGAAATTACTTGCTCTGGTGCAGTAACTGTTTTGTATGATGAAAACTCTGATGGATTTTTAGCAGAGATGCTGACCAATCCAACTGATGGAGGTGGAGTTGGAGAAACTCCAATCATACTATCAGATAATGCAACCGTTGGCTCTGGTAACTTTGCATTTGAAATCCTCCAGGCAGTTTTAACTGGTCATAATTTAACAATCGAGGGAGCAGAAGAAGGAATGATGGTTGAGCTGACATACGAGGGAACTGCTTTTACTAACAATAATCTTTTCAGAGTTGATATAGATTAAGGAGTAAATCATGGAAATAAAAGCTCTTGGTAAAAAATACAAAATAAAAGAAATCACATATAAAGAGCGAAGAGAACTCCATCGATTAAATGCAAAAGCGTTTTGGGATGGAAAAATTAATCCAGATAACTATTACGATGTATTGGAAAAAACTGCAGAAATCTCTGGACTTGGGGAAAAGGACTTCAAGGGATTAACAATGATTGAGATTGATCAAGTGTTGCAGCAGATATTTACACAATACATGGGATTAGAAAAAAAAGAAGATGGGGATTGAGTTTTTATGTATGGATCTCATACTATAAACTTCAATCGGTTGAGCAATTTGAAAAGTTGCCTTATGTCGCTCAATCCCCTCTCTCACTCGATTACATTAACTTCAAGGATGAGGCAGATATTTGGAAAGAGGTTGAAGCAATTTCTGAACTTGCTAAAACTTCACAAAATCGAACTATGGGCCAATTCATGTACGATCTTATTCCTTTATTTGCCTCGCCTTTATTTTTTGAAAAACAATGGATGATTGAAATCATGAACGAATATCATTGGATAAAAAACTGGAATGTATCTCCAGGTAACTTAGATGATATTTCTGCGTTCAGATTAGATTGCTGGACAATTATTGAAAATGAAATCAACCAAATAAATAAACACGAAAGCAAAAATGGCAAATAGAGTTTTTGATATTATCTTTAAAACAAGAGGCTTGGATAAGGCTAAAAAAGATTCTGATAATTTAGATAATAGTTTTGATCAATTAGGAAGAACTGCAAAAAAAGTTGCCATCGGTTTTGTATCTTTTCAAGGTGCATTAAAAGCCGTTGAGTTAGCTCAACTTGCTGCACAAACTGAAACAGTTAGAAGATCATTTGGCAACCTTGCAGAAGAACCAGATAAAATGCTGCAATCTATGAAAAGAGCAACTGCTGGAACTATTTCAGAAATGGAGTTGATGCAAAAATTCAACGAGGCATCCTTGCTTGGTTTACCTTTAGATCGATTTGATGAGATGTTAGAAATTGCAAGAGGAGCAGCACAAGCAACTGGACAATCAATGGATTTCATGTTAAATAGTATAGTGGTTGCTCTTGGTAGGCAATCAAAACTAATGCTTGACAATTTAGGAATTATGATTGACATAACAGCAGCAAATGAAGAATTTGCAAAAGCAATAGGCAAGACATCGAATCAATTAACAGATCAAGAAAAGAAACAAGCGTTTGTAAATAAAGCCTTACAGATTGGTAATGAAAATCTTGAACGATCTGGAGGGGTAATTGATTCCAATATTGATTCTTTTGGTCGTTTAAATGCAAGTATTGAAGATTTGCAAGTTACTTTAGGGCAGACATTTTTACCAATTGTAGCCTCGGTCATCGAAAATATGTCAGAATTTATGAACGAGATTGATGCTGAAGATTTAATATCTTTTTCTATTGCACTGGGAACAACATCAACAGCACTTGGAGTCTATACGGTTGCACAAAACGCAGCGAATATTTCAGCAAAAGCATTTTCAAAAGCATTGCCGATTGTTGTCTTTACAACTATTGTTGCTGGATTGACAGAGGTAGTTAAAGAAATAAGAAACATCCAAAAAATTGCAGATAGTACAACTAAATCAGTAAGTTTATTATTTGTGGGCGATGGATCTATTTTTGGAGAAGCTAATAAAATTTTAGATGAAAATGCAGATTTATCAAGAATTTCAACCGACGAACTACAAAAATTAAGTCAAGGTTTTGCAGAGTTAGCAATCGACACAAATCAAAATACAGAAACGCAAAACTTTTTTCTTGAAGCTAATAAAAAAGTTAATGAAGAGCTGAAAACAAGGGTTGCAATAAATCAAGATTTAATTATTGGAAGTGAAAAATATAAAGAATTAGTTCAAGATTTGATAAGAGGTGGAGGAGAAACAGAAAAAGCATATATTGATTCTTTAAATGGTAGCTATGCAGAATTTATTTCTCAACAAATGACATCGTTAGAAATGAGAGATAAAGAGCAGAAATTTATTGATAGGTTTGTTGCATCATTTCCAGAACAAGCTAAAGCACTTGGTTTGGTTAGCTCTGAACAAATGAAACATAAAAAAACAGTTGATGCAACAATTGAATCTTTTAATAATGTCGGATCAGCAGCCTCATCAACATCTGAATTATTGGCAGCATTGGCTGGAGAAAATAAGGAAATGCAGTTAGTAGCATTGCAACTTGCGAAAATCTCAGCTATTGCAAATATAGCTCAAGGTGTTACAAAAGCATTTGCCCAGGGTGGGGTTTTGGGATTTGCAACTGGAGCGTCGATAACTGCTGCTGGAGCAGCTCAGATAGCAACTATTGATGCTCAGATCTCACAACTTAAAAAGGCTCAATACGGCATTGATCAAATGATCTCATCCCCTACTTTGATTTTAGCTGGAGAGGCTGGGCCAGAACGTGTTCAAGTAACTCCATCTGATAGACCAGCATCACAACAGCAAGGAGCATTGACTATCAATTTCAATGGGCCAGTTACATCCAGGGAATTTGTTCGAGATACTATAATTCCAGAGATTGATCGTGTTCAAAAACTTGGTTTAGCTTAATGGCATTAAGTCAAGGATCATGGAGTCCAGCATCTGGGATGCGAGAAAACTGGCTGGTGCAAGTTCACAAAACAGATGAATCAGCTTTTCAAGCATATAGTTTTTTTGATCAAACAATTAATTCAGTTGCTTATAGTGGATTGATATTAAACAATCCGAACATTCGAGAAAGTATAAATCTTTATTCTTCTCAATCTTCACTTTCAAACGTAACTATAACTTTGGACAATTCAAGCAATGAAGCAGAAACCCTTTTATTTGGATCTAACTTTTACCTCAATGGAGATGTCAAGATTTTTTCTAATTTACAATCTGGAACTGTTTCAAATTTTGATAATATTCCACAGATATATTTTGGCCGCCTTGAATCAATTAGTCATGATGAATCAAGCGTAACTTTGAATATTGTTAGCCAAAGGCCCTGGGAAAATATAATAGTTCCAAATTCTTACTCGGCACAAAAGATTTTAGCTCCATTAGTTTATGGAGATTATACTGGGAATGATTCTGCTTTTCCTGGAACTGGCACAGATAATTGGTATCCAGCTCCATTTACAAACTCAGATTCAAACGGTGCAAATTATGTAACTGGAACAACGGCAAGAACTGGATTAAACCCATCAAGATATTTGGAAACCTATGATGGATTCGTTCCATATTTTGGATTTCCATCTGATACCAGGACAGTATCTGGCGTTGAGGTTGTTGAGATTGACCAGAGGGCATTATATACAATTAAATTATCTCCAAATGCAAACTCACAAACTTCATCTGGATCTGATATAACAGAAACAAACATGGCGAATATTTATGATGATGATGAATCAACCTTTGGAACTGTTTCAATTGATGCGATTGTTGGTGGTGTTGGATCAGTAAACCAAACCCATGTTGAGGCTTTTACGATTCCACAAACTGGAGAAAATTCATTAATTAATTTGAAATATCAAGTCACTCAATTAAATCAAGTTGGAACAATGACAAATGGAGCAGTCCAAATTCAGATCCAAACCTCTGGGGGAAATAGTTCGACAGTTACAAAAACAGCCGTTATGGGATCGGCTGATACAATTCAATTTTCTGTAAGTTCAGCAGTAACAACAATCAGCGTAAGTTTGCAATTTACTGGCAACGCAACTGGAAGTGCTGGTGGCACTTTGGCAATGGATGTGAAATTATTTGAGTTGTTTGCACCAGAAAACAAATCTGATGATGATGTTGAAAGAGTTTTTGTAGAGGCAGATGGATTGACCAAAAGTTTTTCATCTGGTACAGCAACCAAGTTACATGAGTTTCATCGAGATTTATTTCACAGATTTTTGGGGATAACTGCAACACCAGTAGGGTATTCAGATTTGGATACAGCCAGGAGCTGGACAGGTAGATTCTGGGCATTAGAGCAGATCCCAATCAAACAATTATTAGATAAATTTGCCTACGAGGGTGGTTTTGTTTATACCTATTCTGCTGCTGGAGTTTTGAAATATATATTTATAAAAGATACATATAGTTCAGCTGATCACTCAATGGATAAGAACGACATTGCAAACATTAATATTGGCCACACACCAACAAGCGATCTTTTAACAGATATAACGGTCAATTTTGACAAGCACCCTGCAAAAGATACTTTTAGAAGTCAAACAACAGCAACAGATTCAACAACCAGGTCAAACTACAATTTTGCAACTAATGAGGGAAAGATTACAATAAATCTGGATGCTTTAGTAACTGGGATTGGATCCGATATTGATTTGAGCAGTAACGATCCAAACGATGGATTTATTGAATATTATGGAAACATAAGAAATCAACCCAGGGTGATAATAAGAGCCGATGTTGTAAATCCAGCGTTTTTTGATATGGAGTTAGGAGATATTGTTAGTTTTGGCACAATGATTCCAACAAAAGCATTTAATAAATCATTTAGTTCAAGATTTTTTATGGTTACATCTCTGAGCAGAAGTTCTGGCAGATTGAATGCAGAATTTTTTGATGTAACACCATTATAAGGAGTAATTATGGCAATAAGTACAGCAGCATTTGATGATGGCGATAATGGGGCCTCAAAAATCACATTCACACCATCCAGAAACCCTAATATTGGCGTTGAATATGGTTCAAATTATCAAGGTGTTTTAAAAAATCAAGCTATTGGAGGAGAATGTTACACAATTGAAAGATTTGGTAAAAGGCGTACTTTTACAATGACTTATTCTTTTTTAACAAGTGCAGATCAAGCAAAACTCCAGGCCCTTATTGATTATGCAGATGGCAGGAAGAATTTTTTCTTTTTTAGCGAGGATAACTTCTCAACTACTGGAATAAAAGTCAGATTTGACCAAGATTCATTTGCTTTTCAAGAAGTAGCAAATGGGGCCACAAGCATAACTTTTTCAATAATAGAACAACTTTAATTTCACTCCTCCTCCTGGCCCTCAGAGATAATATCAAAGAGGGCAATCTTTTTTCTTTGTTATTAGTTTTTTTCATATTAAATTATACTATGACGATTAACAAAAAAACAAAGGAGAACCCTAAAATGAATAAAGACAAACATAAGTTAGAATATAATGGCTGGACTAATTGGGTTACATGGAATTTTAAGCTTTGGATTGATAATGATGAAAAATTACATAAGTTTGTATATTCTAATCTAATAGACTATGAAACACCTAAATATAAAAAAATGTTTTTACAAAAAGTTGGAATAACTTGTGCTGGTACTGAATTAATGTCTGATCTTACGAAATCAGATTTGACTTTTATTAATTATGAAGAATTAATTAATGAAATAGAAGAAGATATTAAAGAATTAAGGCTTGAGCTTAACAATTGATTAAAATCGAAGTGATTATTGATTTTTTGAATATACATTGCATTAATTTCACAATTAATAATAACTGCTTGGGCCTTAAAACATTAAAGAGGAGAGTAAAATGAATCCATATATATTTTGGCTAATCGTTGCCGTTTTGGTGGCTTTTTTTCAAATGTTTAATAAATTAGTTCAATATAGAACATCTGCTAAGTTCTGGAAAAATACAGCATTCCAGGCAACGGAGAGATATAATCAAATGCTTGTAAAACAATCGATGAAACAAGCATTGAGCAAATTAGATAAGATAAAAGCATGAATATTAGAGCGTTCATGCTTTTGAATGGTGGGGGGCGAGGGCGTATCACTCTCTCCGATATGTCCTTTCCTTTGTTGTTAATCGTCAATTTTCAACCCCCACCATATTTTTAGGAGTGACAAATGAAACATAGAATTTTTTATTTTGACAAATCTGGAGAAAAGACCATCGCAATAATTACTCATAAAAAAGAAATAAAAAACAAGCAGAGTCAGTTTATAAAGATCATGAAAGTGCTCGAGAGGGATGGATGGACTTCAACAGAAATAAAACAGAAAATAGATCCACCTAAAGTATTTCACCCACAAACTGGAGAGGAGATCTGATGTCAGATTTAAGATGGGGTTCGAGTCATTATAGAGTTACCATATTAATAGGGGATGGCATGACAAATATTGAATCCAGAAGTTTTGTTGATCTAATAACAAAATTATTAAAAATTTTTAAAAAATATGAGGATGCATATATAGTTGATGCAACTGCTTTTTTTGAAAAAGAATCTTATAACATAAAACAAAAGGTAATTCAAACATTAAATGAGAGGAGAGATGATGATTGATAATAAGTTTCTTGCTGAGAAATACGGTCTGGAAAAATCACATTTTTGGAAACATAAACAATCTGGCAAATGGATTGTTTCCCACGTAGCTGTTATGATCATTGCAGATTACGAGGGAATTGAGTTTAGCAAACCAGAATATATAGAAAAAGAGATGGGTTCGGTTGTTCTTTTAGGATCTGGAGAGTTAATTTTAGAAAATGGTAATAAAAAAGTAAAATGGACTCATGGCGAGGCAAACTTAAAAAATTGTCATGTGCCTTATCCATACGCAATGGCTGAAAAAAGGTTAAAAGATAGGCTAACTTTAATGCTTATATCAGCTTATGGGGATGTTTATTCTGAGATTGAGGCAGATGAGTTTGCAGCACAACAAAAAATTCATGATGAATGATCAGCCAGATAGGATCGAAGTTGGCTCCGAAACTGGGATTGAGCAAGATTTGCCATTTGATAACAATATAAAAAGTGAATTTGATTGGTTGGCGTCAATTAAAAGAACTTTTAAAAACATTGTGGATATTGTAAAGATATTAACAAAATGGCGATAAAACGTACAAAGTGGGATGCAGTTTTTTCTGATTTAGTTCGTTATAGAGATAAATGGACTTGTCAGAGATGTGGCAAAAAATACCCAGAAAAGAGCAGAGGCTTACATTGCTCCCACTTTTACGGAAGAAGAGCGTACAGCACAAGATTTGAGCCAAGAAACGCTATGTCTTTATGTTTCTCATGTCATCTTTTTGTAGGATCTAATCCAGTAAAGCATATTGAGTTATGGGAATCTAGATTTTCAAAAGAAGATCAAGATTTTGTTCATTGCTTACACAATCAATTAATTAAAAAAAATGAAATAGAAACAGAGGAACATTATAAACAATTAAAGGAGAGATTGAATGCAATCAAAAATAATGGAATTATTAATAAGTGATAATAAGTATCGAGCATCAGATAATGTTTTATTAGCCAGGATTTGGCACGATCATTTGAAATATAAAATAAAAGATATGTCGGCTTTGGATCTTTTAAATTTACTTGCAAAGGGTAAGCTGCCAAACCATAAAACAATAACACGAATTAGAAGAAAGTTGCAAAGTCAAAATTATTATCTTAAAGATAAACAAGTTGCAGAATTAAGAAAAGATTTAGAATTAAAATATAAAATGCAATACTCAGAAAAGGATTCTTTGTAATGTCTAAG